TGGGGTTGCCGACGCCCATATACAATTGATGACGATAACAGTTTTCTGAATTGCGGAGTCGTCATCCGCGTAGCAGCTGGTGCAAGTTTTCCATTTTATTCAACAGGCAGGCATGTATTCCGGGATGTTGTTTTTGATGGCCGAGATAAAACAACGTACCTTTTTTATTCGCCAGGTACTGCAACCCAGTTCAACGGCACCCGACTTGAGGGGTGCGGATTTTATCGGTTTGCGATCGGGATTGGCTGGGCTTCAGGAGGAACAGCCAGGTACATCGGAACAATGAAAGCATATTTCTGTTCAATATCCGGAAACGGGGATGGAGTCAGGAATTTAATAGACTCCATGATGTTTGGTTGCACAATCAATGCTAATGATCGAGGAGTGGCCCTTACCGGTGGGGCAAACAATAACTTTTTTGGAGGATGCCGGAACGAATGGAACACCGGCGATAACTGGTATGCGTACCAGTCGGTGGAGAACCAGATTTCCGGTGAGCTTTGCGACAGGGCCGGAAGGGGAGGTGTGGTCGCCGGGGCGAAATCCTCATGGATTTTAAACGGCGTTAACGTCCGGCGCAGTGGTGCTAATCAACCCGTGGGTAATGACTATTCCGCAAACTTTATTATTATTGATGACGGTAAAATTGAACTCTCAGGGGTAAGAACTGGTGTCGGTGCGAATGACAGCGGTGACGGAGGGACAATCTCGCCATCCTACAACGTATCGGCTCTTGGCTCTGGCGGGGGGACCTTGCTGGTTTCCGGAAGTGATATGACTGGTTTTGTTACTTCAGCAATTAACCAGAAGGCGACCACGTTAAATAAGTCGATAACCGGCAACCTTGGTATGGACGACGATGTAAATATTGGTATGACCCAGGTTGTTAAAGGCAGGCGAATTATTGGTTCACAGTCATCAGGTACGTTAGCAGGCTCTGCGGGCGCAACGTTATCGCTGACCAAGACCAACATATTCCAGAATTCTTTCGATACATATATTACCCGTTCAATCCTAATTGAATGTCGAATTGGTAGCCAGTCACTTGGTGACGATATTAAAATTCCCGTCAGATTCAGAAGGGAGAATCTTTATTATCTGGATATCCTGACCTCGGGAATTGTTGCCAGCTCTGCACGCATTGGGCTTTCAGGGACTGGCGTAACGGTATCATTGTCCATTAACAGCTCAACCGGTTTGGTTACTGTTCAATTGACAAATGTTGATGGCCTGGAAAGAACCGTTAATGTATCAATGTTGCCCTCAATGTAGGAGTGAAAATGGAAGACGAAACAGAACTGACCGAACCGCCATTTGAAACCTGGTTCAGAGACGTGGTTGAACCGGTTAAAAATGGCGGACATTCAATGGATATTGTTGCCTATAAGGGGGAATGGGTTGACTTTTTCACCGATGGATTAACACCAAAGGAGGCTGTCATCAAAGGAAGCGTGATTAAGTGACCGCCAGCTTAACACTGGCGGTGAATTTTACTCTGAAATCTCTTTTTTTAGTGCCGTTTCTGCATCCTCAAAAATGGTTGCAAGGTCAGTAAATTCGAAAGAGTAGTAGAGCTGGCCTGTAGCCTCCAGCCCCTCAACCTGCGTATCAAACAGCACCGTTGCAGTAGTCCCGTTGATACTGTCGACCCCTTTGGCGGTATATGTCACAGCTACAGGCGCGGCACTAAGCGGCTCAACGAGATTCAGGTATGGGATGGTACGAAACGACTTCAAATTTTGCGTGAGGGTGAATGACATTTTAGACTCCTGCTACCCGTGAAACTTCGACCCAGCCCTGACGGAACGATGTGTTCATCGCCATCAGGGTTATCGTACATGCAGCCGTTACCGCACCACCCGGAAGGAAAATATTACCGCCGGCAATCAGGCAATTTGATGTGTCTGCACATCTGACAACCATTCGCTTCCCTGTATGGCAGTATCCGATGTTGGCTACATTTCCCGAGGCATTCCACGTCCAGGATTCATCATAGCCAAGAGGGTCTGTACCCTCAGAGAGCGTCAGTGCTGAAGACTGAATTGATTTACCCCTCACACTGATTATTGACTGCCGGCGCGATGCGGTGGTCATTGCCGTATTGGTGTAAACGGTTCCTGCCACGCTTCCGTTATATTTATCAACGTTTACGTCTGCCTTTACCGATGAGGCAGCAACATTAAACAGTGAGGTCTGATAATCGCTGGTAACCGCCCCTAATAACGTCAGGTTTTCAATATCAATTTTGCAGTTCCAGTTGATGTACATGAAGGCATTTGGCCGCGCCAGGCGAATAGCCTTAGCACGGAAAACAACCTCACCCTCAAAATCAAACGGTGAGAGCTGATTCGCCCCGTTATATCCGTACCCGTCCACATGCATCATGTCAATGTCAGCGACCAGCTGAACGCACGCAGTCGCACTCGCCCAGTTTGTACGGTGGATGCGGAACCACCTCAGACCGGTATACCCCCCCACTTCCGACGGGCTCATAAATGAACCACCACGAATTGACACATGTCGGCCATTGCTGTCCAGCCAGTAAACCGTGATATTAGCCGGGTGGCTTACAAAGACATTTTCAAACTTGATACTCTCTGAAGTAGACCCGTAAATCTGGTTAACAGGAACAAGGTTGTTTCTGCTGTTATTTTCAAATTTACACATCCCACCAAAGAGAATGTTGTTTGACGCACCCTGTATATAAGCCACACCTGAATAGTTGTTTTCAAAATGACAGCCCATAAATCTTAATGCATTACAGCTATCGTAGAGGTTAAACATATTTATCTGGTGCGTGACACTAGAGGTTGTACTAAGGCTAGAACCACCAGAGTTTATCCTAACCTGATTAAAGACCCCATCCATTGTGTCATACAGGTCAAAAGACGAAAGAGGGGGTGCCCAGATCTGGACATTTTCTACGGCAAAATCCCAACCCACACCAACAAACTTAAACACCTTTTTAAGAATAACTGGAGATGTTTGTGCCAGAATACTAAAGTTTGCCAGGTACAGCTCTGAAATTCTAACACGTCCCGTAGATGACCACCCGTTAGAAGTGAAATCAAACATATAATCACTATCAGATGTTGCATCGGGGTGAATTTTAAATAGAGTCTGCCAAATCCCCTCTCCTATAATTGAAAAGGGTCCGTATCCAAGCGTTACCTTAGTAAGGAAATAATACTCCCCCGCCGGGAAGTAGATGGCTCTCCTTGGGATATGCTCAGTGGTGCTGCTTCCTAATTCTTCTAGAGCAGTAATTGCACGGTTTAAAACAAGACCATAATCAATATAATCACCCACTAAATCAGAGGAAAAAACAAAGTCTAAAATACTTAAGCATTCCCAGTTCTTGTCATGCTGAGTCCTGGCTACAGCCCCTGTGTATGATTGTTTGACAGCAAGTAACGCATCCCCCATCCCCTCTTCGCCTGAACCCAGGTTTGAGCGAAGAGTCGCATCGGTAACGTCGATCCACTTACCCTTTCCTGTACCGCCAGCCGTCGCCGGCGTGCTACCAGGTAAAACGACCTTAGGCATTACGCCATCCCAGCGCCAGTATTCGTCCGTGGATTCCCACAGAAGAACCTCAAAACGTTGAGTGAGTAGCGATCCCTGCTCAAACGAACCTATGGCCGGAACGTATCCCCATAGCCCCGTCCCTGCAGGGTCCTGCAATTTAGGCTGACCAGCACCATCAAAACCCAGCCCCTTCCAGGCGCGATCTTGGGCCGATGGTAGCTGGCTTATATAGGAGTCAGGGACACGCAGTGAACGATTAAAGTTGCTGGTTATCTGCTGCTGCAGATCGATATCACTACTATCGACGTAGCTTTTTGTTGCGGCATCCTGCGCCAGTGAAGGATCACGCAGGTTACGAATGCGGTTGTTGAGCGCGTCATAATAGTTAGCGAAAATATTTGGCTTTTTCAGGGCCAAAGAGTCCCACCACCAACCGAATTTTTGGATAAGCATCGTCAGCTTATCAAGCGCGCGTTCATGGCTTGTCGCAGGAAACTTACCGGTCGCAAGATAACTGGTTAACTGGGTCGCATCGGGATCACGATAAATCAGTAGCGTAGCGCCACTGTGTGCGGAGAGCAAAGTCAGCTGACCGCCATTCTTATCGCCGGCGCCGTTCAGATAATAATCAACATCAATAGTCAGCGTAGTTTTGTTAAAGTCGTCACCGTTCTGTGTATACAGTTCCGCGACAATATGCCCGTTTTCAATGAAGTAGAAAGGGATGCTAAAAGGGCCAGTGCTGGTTGATAGCTGATACTCAACCGATGAAGTGTCGTTCTCGACCATCATCTACTCCAAAACAGTTCGACATGGTGGCATTGTCAGAATCGTTTTGAAGCTGGGCAAAAGTAAGGCCGCAATATGCGGCCCTGAGGGGTTATTTCTCGGTGGTTTCCGATGCTTTGGCTGCGACAGCATCATCAAATTTTTTCTGGAAGTAGGCCCGGATTGACTTGTAACCGCCCGCTACCAGATATAGAGCCGATACCACTACGCTGAAGTAAAGTAAGCCCGTTTGCACGTTCGTCATTTTGTCTCCTGTCTTTTCTGTTCAATCTGGCGAATACCAGCCAGCTGGTTATTTGCTTTTTCAATGGCAGCAAGTAATGGGGTTATCCATAAAACAGCCTGGCAATATGTCAGTTCGCCGGCGGTAATGGTGCCAGTACTGGGCTTGTCAGATCCGTCGGTATAGGCGTGCACTGCGCTGGAGCGTAAACTGTTCGTGTATTCGAGCAACCCACCAGAAACGTCAGCAGGAACAGGCATATCACACGTTTTTTCGCGCTTGAGAATCGTTCTATATTCAATGGTTTTTTCCTCTGTACCGGCATCTACTGCCCTGTTTTTTTCCTGGACATCGCCGCTTATAGTTTGAAAAGCAGCGATATTATCCGCCTGTATTTGGATAACCCTTGCCTGCAGCGTCACCTGACTTTCAGCCGTTTCAGCTCTGCTGGATGCCGAGCTATATCGATAGCCCAGCCCTGCGGCGATTGTGAGCCCGATGATAAGAAGAAGCATAATAACTGCCGCGGCGATGGATTCTGGTTTCACTTATCGATCCCCCAACACGTCAAGGCGCTTTCCTGGTCACGTCGCTCAACCTGACCGTAGCAACCTTTCTTCTGGCCTTTGGTGAGGCGGCAGTCACGGCCACCATCAAAGATCCAACGACGAATTTCAGAGCACGCCCCTTTACGGTCGCCCGCATTCAGCTTGCGGTAGAACGTGCTGGGGAAACATTTCCCCGGCCCGATGTTGTACGGGCAGAAGCTGGCGATACCAACTTTCTGTGGCGCCGTCAGCGGGACCCTGATGTTCTGGTCAACCCACGCCAGCGCCTTGTTACGTTCAATAGCGTTCACCTGGTCGCATTTGGCCTGCGTCAACTTCATGCCCTTCGTTACTGGCTTGCCGTCAATGCGGGTTGCCCCCCGGCAAATCGTCCAGAAACCTGAGCCGTCAAGGTATGCAGTTAGACTGTTGCCCTCTTTCTCGTTCAGGAACTGATCCATGAGCGTTGGCGCGGATGCACCGGCGGCAATTAGCGCCAGCATGGCTGCACTGAGCTTTGCTTTGGTCGAAGCCATATTATTCTTCCGAGAACTTGCCGCGGCGATACGCGAGCCATTTGAAGTAGATATTTACGAGAAAGGTCAAAGCGGTGAACACCAAACTGCCAATGACGCCAATAGCTGCCCACTGGCCGGGGGTGTATGAATCAAGCAGCTGCGAAAACCAATACGTAGCGCTGACTGTTGACGTCCCGTAGGTGATGACCTCGGAAACTCTGTGTGTCATTTTCATCGTTCCTTACCTCCCGGCCGGGATGGCTGATTTAAGTGGCAAGGAAGATTTTGATAGGGCCTATCACACTGGGCAAAAGCTGATCATTTATCAGGATTCATGAAATGAAACAGGTGCTATAGTGGTTTTGGGATTATCCCTATGGCAATGATTAAGGAATGACGAATGAAAAAAATAATTACTCTGTTACTGGTTGCAATGTTTGGCGTGATGTCCGTGTCAGCGATGGCTTGCCCGAAAGGCACCCATCCGCATGGCGGCACAGGCTCCCACCATAAAGGTGGTACCTGCTCTTAATCAGGTTTCATAAACTACACACAAGGAAAAACATGAAAAAATTATTCGCAGTGTTATTTGTTATGCTCTCTTTGGGATCTGTAACGCAGGCGTACGCTGGAAACTGCCAGCATCCTGACGATACCGCTGCTGACGGTTCACGTTGTGGTGGTCGTTCGGCTGACTCACGTCCTGGCGGGCAGTAATGATAAAGCCCACCATGCGGTGGGCTTGTTTATGTCGCAGTACATTTCACCACGCAGCACACCACTGTTTAAATATCAGGGTTTTCTCTTGTCAAATGTCAGATTATGTTTCTACCTATCACGAATTTTTAAGAGCATTACCATATGGAAATTTTTTGGGTTGTGGTGGGCGTTGTAGTTGTGATTTTGTACCTCATCAACCAGAACAAAACCAGAGTGACAAACAGAACTGAGATAACCAGAGATCGCAAGATAAAAACGGATGACGGCGAAATCAGCATACGTGAACGACAGGTTATAGACAGTGTATCAACCCAATACACTAAACCAAATACTGTGGACGTCGAGCAACCGGATTATGACAAAACAGTGATCTCTGATTACTACAAACAACTCGCTAAGCAAAAAGCTATTGAGTCTCTAAGGCAAAACCAAACACAGCCTGTTGCATCAAGCAGACCTGTGGAGAAGATAGTCAACCCATTGCCAAGAGTTGAGCAGAAACAAATCACACCTAAAACCGAATCTGCGCCGGTTGAACACAGAAAAGTGTGTACCAGATGCAGTCGCAATCTACCGATGGATAAGTTCAGAAAGTCGAGCAAGCCCCATCATGATGGTTACACCACATGGTGCGCCCATTGTCTTGATGGCCCAAAAAATACCAGGCACACCAAATGGTGTCCTATTTGCGAGATCCGCCGCAAACGAACCAGTTACTATAAGAATGCTAACAATGCGGACGGATTGATGTCATGGTGTAAAAGTTGCTGGGATTCTTATCGAGGAAGAAGTTAAGCCCACCTAAGTGGGCTGATTATCTGTTATATTAAAAAGATACTTCTGTAATGGTGGATAATAATGAACCGTGAGTACAGCCAGGTAATATATCTCGCGATCGGTATTGCTATAGCAATCAGCTTTGTTACCATTCTGAATGATGGGTTTTCACTGCTGAACATTCTGTGTGGCCCTTTTGCAGTAATCGGAACTGTTGCAGGATTATGTATCGCTTGGTATTCCACTATCGGCATCAATAAAATCCTGCAAAAATTTGGGTTCAGGGATTACTGATTATCGTCCCAACATAAACTGCGAAGGCGGGATAATAAAGTCGTTTCCCTGCTCTTCCTTCACGCGCTGCTGGTAGCGTTGCAAAGAGCCAGGCGACATCCATTCCCGCATCTGGTTCAGGATCAGGAAGTCCATCACCGGGCGCACCACATGCAGGTTCATGTACGGCGTGTGGTTTATCGCAAAGTTGAAGTAATCAGCGGCTTTTGCATCCCCCTGTTTCGTCAGTCCAAAAAGATTAACCAGTTGTGCTGCATCTGATGCAAACGGACCAGCCAGCGACGTCGCCGGGGTATTTCCGAACCGGTTGTACTCCCCAAAGAGGAAATCCCCCAGAATACCCAGCCCACCGCCCTGTGCCATGGCTGCAGTCCATGTACTGACATTGTCGGCCGGGCGCGGAGTCTGGCCCCTAAGCATCAGCTTCGTCTGCATGGAGAGATAACCGAACGCCGTCGCCCATAGGAAAAGCTGAGCAATGCCCATCAACTCACCGTTTCCATTGCGCATCGCCCGGATCAGAGCGTTATTGCGAAAGGTATTATTCTGGCTTAGAGAACCAAAATCATAACCACGCCCGTACAGTTCTCGGCCGATCGCATTCTGCATAAAGCTGGCTGTAAAAGATTTAAACTGCCATGCAAATCGTAGCATTTCGCCATAGGCTGTACCGCGCTGCATACCCTGCTTCATAATCGACATTGTGCGTGCATCCGGTTCGTTCAGAGCTACGCCAACACGATCGAGTATATAACCACGCACCTTATCGGAGAGAAGCTCGCGAGCGTATTCCACTGAACGATCATTGATTTTTATCCCGCGGTTGGTGAGGTAATTCTCAATATCTGCTAGAGGAATATCTGCTACTCCGTCAGGAGTCATGTAGGCGTTACCGTCCGCTGCATGCAGTTTCATTTTGCTGAGCGCTGCCCACTCGTTCTCTTCAATGCCATGCATCGATAGAACCCGGCGCAGTTCTTCCGGCACATCACGGAATGATTTTCCGGCGTGCGCTCCCATCCATTCAGAAACCATCATGCCGGTACTGTAGCGGCTGCTATTCGTCCACCAGCTTTGAAGGTTCAACCGGAAATAATTGCGCATCGCGCGGTTAACTCTACCAGGCATCGAATTGTCAGCGCTGAAGCGATAAATTAGCTCATCTTTCATCGCATCAGCATGTAACCCGATCGATTTAAGAACCTGCTGACGCTCCGCATTTTTCCAGCGTGTTAGCTGGACTTTATTGGCCGTAGCTTCCCAAACAGAGCCCAACATATTTCGTCCCTGATAGCGCATCTCCATAGCCTGGGTAGCGATATCATTGAATGATGAAATCATTGAGCCGCCGAGCTTCATCATGGTTTCTATCGCGCGGGTTGTTGCTGCGACCCTGGCGAGCGCGGCATTACCGGGAATGTTGGTTTGCCCAGTGATTTCCTTTAACTGATTGGTCAAAGATGTGTTTCGTTTCTGGCGGAATTTATTCAACGCATTATCATCTTTCGCGGCTTTGTAGCGCTGTTCGATCCGGTCGGCAAGCTCATTAAACATGTTTTCCGGATTGGTACCCATACGCCGCATCAGTCCGGTAGTTTCAGCTGAATGAATAAGACCGCTCCCCACGGCTTCACGCAAGTTACCCACGCCAAATTTATCGTTGTAGCGGTACCACGACAGACCGTCTTTGAAATGCAATACGCGTTCCTGGCTCGCCCGGCGCGCAACGTTGGTGCTACCGCCTTTAAAACCCGTCATCCAGTCCGGGCGGTCAGTACGTAAATGGACGCCGGAAGATAGCCCCACGTAAACGTTATGCAAAAAATCGTCGATGACCGCCTGTGATGGCGACAGTCCGCCCGGCGCCGCCGGATCAAAACGCGGGGTCCGCCCGGCGACGCTCACCCACTCGCCGCCGTCATTACGGAAACCAACGATATCACCGAGATCGATATCCTGCCCTTTAGCCAGCAAATCACCATTGCGGAAATTCGCCCGCACTACCTGCCCGTTACCGCGCATGAGATCGACATTTTCGCTGACAATACCTTTGATATAAAAACGTCCATCAGCACGCTGCGCCAGCGCTCCCACGTTTTCAGGTTTCAGTGGTTTGGCCGGGCGGGCGCTCCCGTAAATCTGGTCTTCCGTCATCACCGCCGCTTTTCGAACGGTCACGCCGTTTTGACCATTAACGTCCAGACCTTCGAAAGTACGAGGGTCCAGCTCCGGCAGGATGGCATCACGCCAAGCCTCAAAGCCTGCGGTTCGAATTTTATGGATATCGTGAGACTGGCGGGCAATATAGCCGGGCAATTTGCCAATCGACGCGCCAGCACGGTTTGCATCGATGCGGGCTTTTTCCTGCCACTTCTCCAGCACGCGGGCAATTTTGATTGCGTCTTCCGGGATATGCCCCACATCAAGGTTGTTACCCAACCGCCACATAGCATCAGCAATATTCTGATCCAGTGAGCCATTAGCAAAAACAGGTAAAACGCCCTGCGCTTCCAGATCATTGGCAAGACCGGAAATGTAGTGATCGCGCAGCTGGCGCATGTTATTAAACGCGCTGTCACGGGAACCGGCCACAGCCTCATTGCGCCCCACCATGATAGCGGACAAAGCGAGATCAGGGCGTCCACCGAAGGCATCAATACGCTGAAGGTTCTCATGCATCAGGCGAAGATTGATAACCCGGTTTCGCGCTTCGATGTGCTTCGCCAGCGCATCATCACGCGCCACTTCATCAGCAGCACGGAGAGCGGCTTCCTCCAGGGATAACCCCTGATTTTCTGCCCGTATACGCGCGACAGTAGATTCCATACGGGTAACCAGCTCCTGCATCTCATCCTCACCGAGCTGGCGCCCGGCCGCCGTGTTTACTGCCTGCTCGCAGGCTGTCAGAAATTCACCCTGTGCCATTAGACGGCTCTCCTCAACATACAGGCAGCAAATGCGCGTGCAGCCTGAGCAAAACTCATATCCCCGGCCCCAGCCTGAATTTCAGCAAGGTGGGCGTTTATTTCTGCCTGATTTTCCAGTCCATTAAAATGCGCCTGGGCCAGTTCCATTTCAGACTGCAGGTCTTCCTGCGCTGCCCGTAGTTCGTCGTCTCCGCGCTGCTGGATGGTTTGTTCTGCATCTGTGCTGGCTGCACGCGCGGCCGCATCAGAATGCCGCTGGTTATCAGCCTGCATCTTAAGGCGATTCAGTGCAGCGCTACGTTCTGCCGGATCTGCAAGACGGAAAAAATCCTCAATATCAGGATTGTAACCGTCTACTGCCTGGCGAATCGCAGACCTCAGTGCATTCTGGCGAACAAAGATATTCGCATCGCTGAAACGCTCAGACGCGGTTCTTACACCGCCAGCCAGCGGAGAAACCTGCAACCCTTGTTTGATTTGCCCGGCCCTGGCTTCAATCAGACTTGCCAGATCATCCGGAATTTCTTCACGCTCAAGCTGGTGTAATTTGCCGCGCGAGATTTCCGCATCCCGGTTGGCGGAAATTTCTTCGCGTAACCGTGCTGTCGATTCCTCAGTGTTCTGGCGTATTTGCTCAATATCTTTTCGCGCACGGGCTTCCGCCTGTTTGCGGCTCATGCGCTGGCCCTGATACTGTTTTGTCAGGTCACGGAATTGCTGATCTGACTGCTGCAACGAGACTTCATTTTCGGCAATCTGCCGGTTGATGTCGGCAATGCGGGGCGACTGCCCGTCAAGCTGCCCGGAGAGAGAATCACGATAGGGCTGAATAGTTTCGTTCCATGCACGCTGCCAGGCATAATCATCAAGGCCAGTGTTAATGGTTCGGGCCAGGTCAGTCTGTGCGTCGGCAAAACTGTCACGCAATACAGGGGGGTTGTCCGGGGTGAGCCCAGCGGCATTAACGATATCCGCCTGCCCTTCTGGCGCAGCGTCAGAAACCGTCTGCGGGTTATCCTGCTGTAAACGCTGCTGACGCCTTGCGGCTATTGAATCACGAATGGCACCGCCAAAGGCATGCAGTCCACCGCCGGCTATCGTGTTCATGAAGAAATTTTCCACCGCCTGGCCGAGGGTGTAATCATCACCTTCAGACGCTGACGCCAGGGCATTAATAGGTTCAGCAACCAGAGACTGGACGGCGCCGGCACTGGCACCCTGTACAAATCTCTGAGCAAACCTACCGGCGACGCTGGCGGCTTTCACCTCTCCTAGCCCGGGAATAAACCCCAGCGCAAGGTTGCCAGGATCTGTCATTGCTCCAGCGAGCCCGGCTGTAAAAACAAGAGGTGTTGCCACACCGGAAGGCGCGGACTGCAATATTGCTCTCCGCTCCTGCGTCGCCCGGCTTGTCTCGGTCACATGGTCCAGATACGCCTGTGTTACACCCTGTTCGGGTACTTTGATATTTTTGATGCCCAGAGAGTCAAACTTTTGCTGAGCCGTCTGCTGATCTACTAAAGGAGATGTTGGATCATTAGCATAAGCCTCGGATTCAAAAAACCGACTTCCAGCGTTGGCTGGTCCTGAGCGCATTCCTTCAGAAAAAGCAGCACCCAAAGCCTGACCCAATCCGCTTTCAAAGTTACTACCTAGCTGCTGCAGGCCTGAACCTGCGTCACCATCATCAACGAATATTGGCATTGGTGTCCCTCATTCCTTCAGAAAAGGATGGGCCGCTTTGCGACTGGCCGCCGTACGTTTCACGTAATCCCTGAAGATTCTGCGCTCGCGCATCTCTTTCAGTCCCTGGAGTATACGTCGTCTCCCGGGATGCGAATTTTTTAACGCTCTGCCACCAGGATGGGTCAGCTTTCGCCATTTTGTCGAGATCCGCAAAGCTAACGGTAATCGGATTTCCACTGGCGTCATTCTGTACGTTATTGCCCAGATACAGCACCAGACCGGTATCATCCGAGTTATTTACCCAGTGGGCGTTATTTTTTACCTCATAAAGCGTTTGTGATTTGGTGAATTCGTCGGGCGTGTTACTCCCGAAATTAAGAGGCTGAAGCTGATCTGCGGTCAGCTTATCTTTAAACAGGCTGGCACCGCGGGCGATGTAATCTGGTTGATAGCCAAGATAAGTTGGAACGCGATATGTATCGTTGACAGTATATTGACTGGTGAACATATCGGCAGCAGCCTGCTTTGCCGCAGCGCCTGCATCCATTCCACGTAATACGTTGATCATCGTCAGCCGCTGCCCCTGTTCGTCAAGCGTTGACCAGCTTCCTGCACCGCCGGGCTGCACAAGCATCGTCTGACGGAAATCTGCAGACGCATCGGCCCATTCTTGCATAACGGAGGTGTCTGCTCCCTTTCCATTTTTTGCAACGACTGACTCTTTCAGGGCTGATGTTGGTGTGTTTCTTTCCTGCCACAACGGTACACTTGCCCGCGGATTTCCAGCTGATAATGCACCAACCAGAGGACCATTTTTACTTTGCCCCATAATCTGTCGGCCAACCGCCTGCGAATATGGCCCAAACGCGTTCAGCTGCTGCCTGATGGATTCAACCGTTGTTTCTTTGTTGTTGTTAAATCCTTCAGCCATAGCCTGCGCTATCGAGTCAGGCAGCACCTTCTGACTGCTAATACCGAATCGGTTTTTCTCTGACTGCACCGAAGCAATAAATGACTGTGCCATAGCAGGATCGGCGGGGTTTTGTTGCCATGAGTTATATGCCTGCTGCACAAGTGGCGAGTTTTTCATAAACCACGCGCCGGGATCACTTTTGCGCTGTTGAGTTACCTGCTGCAGCTGGGCGGTAGCTTTCTGGTATAAAGACAACTTGCGATCAAAGTCAGGGTCATTAGGTTGCGGGTAAAGCGCCTGAACGCTCTGCTGCGCCATCGCGACGGGTTGAGTCATTATCGTGTTATATGTCGGCACCAGCGCTTTTGTCGCTTCATACTCATCATACTGGCGGTTGAATTGCTCAAGCTGGGGTGCGGTTGCCCCTTGGGGAAGGTATGAAAGATATTCCTGGCGAGTGACGTCACGTGTTGGCATGATCCCGTTCTGCATCTGAGCCATGTTGTTTTGCATGGTGTCCTGCAGGTTCTGCATGCCGTATGCCCGCTGGCGATTTACTTCAGCGGATACCTGGCCTAAAAACTGGCTTTTCTGCTCCGGACTTGCATTCTGATACCAGGGCATTTTCTGGATCTGTGATATCTCGGCTTCCGGTGGTAAAGACTGAGCACGGCTTAAAACATTCATGGTGTAATTGCGGGTTTCGCTAAATGGTATCCCGGTAATAAACTGATCGCTGGAAATCTCCCCTTTATTGGGATCCCCTAAACGAAGCAGTGCTGGGTTTTTACCGGATTTATTCGTACCATTAATCCAGTCATCTACTGCACCCGGCCCGGCGTTATATGCAGCTACCGCGAGCGCCTGATTACCCCCATATTTTTTTGAAAGGTCCTGATGGTAAAGCTGGCCAATCTGCATGTTGTAGCTGGCATCGGCCATAAAGCGCTGCGGGTCCCATTGAATGCCATGTTTTTTTGCCGTTTCTTCAGCGGTTGCAGGTAGAACCTGAGCTATACCCATTGCACCTGCCGGCGACGTCAAAGTACCACCATTTCCGTTAAACTGCCGGCCGCCAGATTCCGCGTGGATCATCGCGGAGAAAACTTTATCAGACGAAAGGTCACCCGGGGTGAAAGTAGTTGGTGATGTCAATTGTCTGGTTCGCCAGTCAGCAATGTATGCCTGTGTGGCGTTCTGAGACATCTGCTGATCAAGACGGGCAATCCGACCGTTAATTTCATCCTCAGACTGGCCGTTTGCCGCGCCAAATATATAAATGGCATCTATGGCCTTTGCCCTGGTAACCGCATAATTTCCCGGATCGCTGCGGTAAGTTTCGGCATCTTGAACGGCCATCTGCAGGCGCCCTTCCAGTTGCCCGCGGCTGTAGTCTTGAAATTGCTGATATTCATGCGAGTCTGCAGAACTCTGTAATTGAAGGCGGGTAGCAGCAACCTGGCGGTTCCAGTCATCCCGTCTCCCTACAGGGATTGTCTGCCCCAGCGTAGCGGCTGCCTGATCATATTGCTGAAGGGCATCGTCAGATGAACCAATGGCATTCTGCCCTTGTTTCTGCCTGACCTGATTAAACAGATTATATTTGATGCTATCCAGTTTCAGCGCACCGTCCTGTAGTGCTGTATCTGAAACCTGGCGGGTAATGGACGCTGTTGCCCTGGCAGCGGCATCCGCGCCAGCATTCAGCATTTGCTGATCAGTTGTGTTATTGGGTAAGTCCACTGGTCCGGGGCCAAGCCCTTGTGTCGTTACCTGACGATCGTAAAAAGGTAAGGTTGGCATTTTGGCTTCCTATTTCTGTCCATATTTTGCGCCAAGGAACGTACTTCCGATCTGCGCCCCTGCTCCCAAATAGCCCAGTAAGCCCGGTCGTGCAGCTTTAGACTGCTGACGCATGGCACTGGCCTGATTATTCAGGGCATCAGACTGGAGAATTCCTTCGTTAGCAACGGCGTTTGCATCCTCCTGAATGTTGATCGCGGTCTGCCGGCGCAGCAGCGCATTAGTGCCACCAAAGCCGGTACCACTTGCAGCAATACGCGCATCCTGATCTCCCTGGAACTGGGCACCACGACGGCGAATAAGCGCCGATTGCTGCCCGGCATTTAAAACCGCCTGGTTCGCCTGCTGGTCAAGCAGCTGCGCGTTTGTGTTCAGGTTATTTGATTGCTGGCGTGCGCTGCTAAGCGATGAGAATGCGTTTAAAGCAGAGCTTGAGGTTTGCGCTATTGGCACTGCATTGTTTTTGAAACTGTCGCCGACCGTCTGCCAGTTTACAGAATCCATAAATCACCTCGTTATCGCCCACAGGGAAGAATCCTCGCCCCTGTGGTTAAATTTCTTCAGATGGCCTTCACATCGCATACCCAGCATCGCCAGCATTCTTTCGCCTTCCTGGAATGTGGTGCTAGCCTCAATGCGGTGATAGTTCGCCAGCGCCCGGCGTAATTCCCTGCGAGTTGCCCTGAATATCTCCGGCCAAAGATGAGTAATCCCGGCCGAAATAATCATCCAGGCGCACCCTATGCCGGAGTCAAATACCAGTCCGTACTTTTCCGCTGGTACGATGCCGCCTATAGCCACAGGCTGGCCGTTGTGCAGACAGGTAAACGCGCCGACACTGGCGATGTTCCCGGCGTGCTGTTCAGTCCTGATACTGCCGATCTGATGCGGTTGCGGCGTAATGGCCGCAAGGTGCCAGGGCTCAAACGAAACGATCATCAGCCACCCAGCAACGTTTTCTGGCCTGAAGTATTAACGGCGGTTCCAGAAGCTCCCGTTACGTTGCTCTGGTTCCCCTGCCGCTGCCGGCGGCGCAGCAGATCATCGGATTCTGCAATCGAAGTATCCTGAGTAACCGGCGACGACTGTTTTATTACCGAGCCTTTTTTGTTGGCGTTCTGGATTGCAGAATATCCACCCACGGCAGCAGAGATAACCGCAGCGCCGGCAGTCCACGACGCCGGATCGGCTTCCAGTGTGAATTTGCGTTTAAACAGCATGATCACCTCAAGATTGAAAATAATCTGGCGTCACAGCCAGGCTGATAATTTCGGATAATAGCGTCCTGCCGGTAACTGAGCATTTTTGCGACGCGGGCGGATAAGTTATCGGTGCAGATGCATTCCACGCGATGATTTTCGGCCAGCGCGATTTCGGTAAATCGCCGGGCAGTACGGAAAATATGAACGGGGAACAACTCCGCACCGGTGGCGGTTTTTAGCCAGAGTCTGACGCGACCGGGTGCTATCTGGATGGCTCCGCCAGCCGCAAGTGTCTTTTCCCCGTATTCCATCGCAAACGACGGGAAAGATACCAGCGCCGCAACAGCCTCCTGCGGCAATGGGTCCTGGAATATTTCATGAATGTGGAACTCCTCAAGGCGGACAATTACGGGCTCAGTCATCTTCCACCTCTCCGACGGGGTCGATGCTGACGATGGTCATTGGCTGCGGCAGGTCCTGAACAATACGGATGCTGCCGTTTTCATTAAATTCGCCTGGCCACGGGACGGTTACCACACCATTAAACAGCGGCGGTGCCTCATCCATGTTGTCGGAATAATCCCGGGCCCGAAGTTTATCCAGATACTTACCGCCATCATCGCCGAACTTGCCGCCCAGCGTATCGAGGAAACGAAGGCGTGCTTTAGCAAAGCGTTTAATGCCACCTTCCAGCGGCAGGGTTATTATTTCTGCTGCATTGTTGAGGCCGACGTGAACCACGGATGATTCCCAGTCGAGGGATATTTTCCCGTCGCTTACCGTCTGAGATGCATGCGTGGCGCCATCGGTCACCACTGCTACGGTTTCACCTTCCAGATGACTGAGCCCGGATACTTCGGTAACCGCATCTCCGTCATAAGTCAGCATACAATCCAGCACCCTGGCCCATTCCTGGGTGTCAAAAGCGCTGTCGAACTCCGGAAGCATGTATTCCAGATAGCGAACGGTCGCACCGTTAATGGTCCGCTTCACAACCATCCACAGCTCATCGCGTCCGCCATCGATATCCGGAATGACCTTGATACTTTCCACCGCACCGCCGGTAGCATGCTCATGCCAGCCGGTGATGTTTTGCTCTGCGTCATAGGTCAGTCCCAGCAGTTTGCCTTCTTCCAGCAACACCCAAAGGATCCGGTTGGGCTCCTGCTGATACGCCAGAGCAATGATTTCAGACGTAAAAAGATGGGGGGCCAGAATGCAGGAATTGGTTGCTGAAAACGAGTCACTGCCCGAATCATAGGCGGCAATCATCACCTTGCGCCCAGCACGCTGCACAAACGCAACTCGATCAAAAAGGCGCTCTGCCTGCACTTCGTTGCTACCGATCGTACTGTTCAGCTCAACCTTTGTATTACCCGCGCCAAAAACGGAAGTCAGGCTTTGCTCGCCATAGGAGAATTCATACCCGGCAGTCCCGATAAATATTTTCCCTGCGGAGGCGACCAGCCATTGCATGGTGTCCTGAGTATCATCAATGCGATCATTAATCGAATCATCGCTTTCTGCCTCATAGCCATTTGTCATTGGGCTGAAGTTCTGCAGGTCACCAGCGACGCTGGACCAGATTTTTTGTCGGCCAGCGAAGACCAGGCGTCCCCGGAAAAATGCCGCAAACTGGGGGTAGCGGAGAACATCAGACCAGTCACCGAAAGCGTATTTATACGTTTTCCCAACTGTGTTTCTGACGCTGGGTGGTAGTTCAGTGACGATCTTACCGGTTGCGGATGTGGCACTATTGACCGCTGTTATCTCAATGATCCCCCAGCCACCGCCTGAATATCGCCAGAGCGACGCATCACCACCGCTTCCATCCCTGTGGGCGCCAGCTGTCCATGTAGGCTGCGTATTACCGGTCTTGGTACCGTCCATGTCTTCGTAATATTTCCCATCTGAACGGCAGAAAACACCGGCGGAGAAAGTTTCTGATGTGCCAGCAGCCCAGGCGGGTATGTAACCGCTATGACCGGTATCATCATCTACTGCATCAGTGCTGGCTTCGATGTAAAAAAGACACCCTACATGCGCAGTCTGAAAAATATCTGTGTTGGCAGTGATGTTACACAGGCTTGTGGTGGTTGGGGTGCCATCAGGCAAATCGTTTCCATCCTCAGACCAGATCCTGAACTGGTCGGTGTAAACGACGCTGGATTTGTCAGAATTAATATCAGCGAATGGGCCACCGGAAAAACTGGCCTCTGCCAGGCTCCAGTTGGTATTTGTGTTTCGCGTCAGCTTATAAACAGGGTAATTTCCATTTGTGCAGGTTATGTAAATCACGTCTGCTGACTGCTGCAGAGACAGGCCAAATTTCCCGTTACGGGTCAGATCATCAGCCCCCCATGGCGTTTCAATTTCAAGAATGTTGTTATCGCCATCCAGCAGTTGCGCATGGTTGTACCAGAACCGGATGTATCCAGGGCCAAACTCCAGGATAAAAGCCTCCGTCGTACTAAACTGAAATGATGCTAACCAGACTCGGTCGCTGCTGTTTTTTACTGAACCGGCGTATTGCGTCCCGCCACGGCGACGAGCGGGCCCCTGCGGTAGCGGTATGAAGTTTTTCATGTACTTAACGGCGCTGGCCCACTTATCAAAATCTACTTGCCCATACATCACAGGCGAAAGTATTCCAGCATTAAAGCTGCGCTTTATAGGGCGGATTTTTGCCATTACAAACGAGCCTCCATCCAGGTTGAAGGTGGGAATTTCTCACTGGGCTTTTCTATAGCGTTTACGCGAATGGCTCCTGCGATGATCATCTGGAACTGCTGCAACAGCGATTCAACCAGCGTATCTTTGCCGGTAACCGCTTTACAGGAGCGAACCGCCAGCATACAAGCGAGCGCATCAACAAAGGTGGAGTCGAACTGTGATGCATCGGTTACTCTGGCCCGATATCGCAAGCTAAGTGGTGGCTGTAGATCCGTCAGCAATTCCCGCCCTTCGATACGATATTCAGCAGTGACCAGGCGGGGATCGTATTCAGCGAAATCACGCCCGTAATATCTGTCCCCCACCGATACCAGTACCATTAAATCAACGGGCAACTGGTAAGCGTATTGATAGTCGATGACAGGCGTTTTGTTTAACGGAGTTAGCTGGGTGCTGCGGGCGCAAAAATTCCAGGCATATTCGCGTTGTAGTTTTTCGAGGAGGGGGTTGTAAATCAGGTTCATCACGCGCGTGTTTTTATCCTGCTCATCACGATCCATGAGATGGTCGGATCCCAGGAAGGAAACCAGCGCCAGATTCATGATATCTGTCTGACCGGTCATCATAATACCTCATAAAAAAGCAGGGGCCGCAGCCCCTGAAACGCACTCACCCCACCCTAATTAAGCAATGCTGAGATCAAGTTCGGCGAACTCGACGTTATTGGCGTAAGAACGCCAAGTCTGAGCATCTTTCGTGATGAACGCATCCACTGCGCCCGCGGTAAACGGCCCGGTTTCTACTGTATATTCCAGGCTTAAAAAACGCTTATAGTCAGCTGATGGCAACGCCACGACAACAGCAGGTTTGCCCGCAACCAGGCTAGCCAGAGATTTAGCTGGCGTCGAAAAAATAACAGTTGGCGTGTCGCTTTTGTCTTCATTGGCATATGAGCGTAATTCAATCGCAAGCGTCGCCTCCCCTGCGGCCGCGAATGTCACCGACGGAGTCACAACCAGAAAAGTCGGCTCGCCAGCGCCAGCATCGATCACAGTGTTGTAATCGAATGCCGGGTTAAAATCGATGATGTTCGTGCTGGCCGCTGAGGCGGTGATCGCCTGAGAGTCAGAAAATTCAAGCTGGGCATCAACAAACATGGTTATCTCCTGAAAAAGTAAACCGGAAAATCGCCCCGTTAAGAGGCGACGACCTGAGCTTCCCCGATTTTTAACTGGTCAACCCGGCGCACCGGAACTTCGCCAAAGAACATCACACGACGTCCGCCAGCCATTTCCATTGTCAGGGTTGAGTTTTTCACGGCATCAACCAGCTGCAGGCGCAGCATCGCGCGCAGTGTGCGGTTCATGTAATAAGCCGGGCTTACACCAACCAGTGACTGGATGCGCTCTTCCGCGATAGCCATCAGTTTGATGAGGTTTGCACCCGCATTAGCGTTAGTACGCAGAGCGGTAACATCAATGTTGGCGATGCGGACGACGTAGCGCCAGTCGTGCAGCGCAATACCGAGATCCCAGGTGTAAAGGTCCATCAGCGCCCGGAAACGGTTGCCATCATCATCAAAGGCATCCCCCTCACCCAGATCACGGTGTGTCAGACCAGCTTTAGAGCCTTTTGGGAAAATTCCGTAGACCTTGTCAGGCGCCCATCCTATGAGATAAATCGAGGTGAGATTCGCACCAGTACCGCCGGCGTCGATGATGTTGTCGGCATTAGGCGCAGACAAATCGCTGAAGCGTGGAGCAATGCCCAGGAATGCCTCAGGCTGCCCAACCAGAGTACCGTTAAGCATCTGATACTGGGCCTTCTGGTTCATTGCCTCCATAAACGGTTTGGACTGGTTGAAGCGGAAACCTGCAGTATTGCCATTCAGAGCCGCTACACGGACATCAACCTGAGAGCGTGCCTCAAGCAGGCCGGTAGTCTCATCCACTTGCGCAGTGGTTGCCTTGCTTTCCGGAATACCTTTGTTCAGCTTGCGCCAGTACACAGCAGGTAAACCAGTACGGGTTGTGATGCGCGTTCCGGTCGGCAGGTTACCTTCATAAAACGGACAATCCCACAACATTTCATTGTCCTGATCCAGAACCTCAGCGACGTTCGCAGAAGTGCCGTCAGGATCAAGCAATTTCGCTGCGTCCCAGAGAGTCGGTAAGCCGGTAAGTGTTGGCATTTAAAACTCCTTATTGCATGTTCGGCCACATGCGATGGGCAATGTCTTTTTCTGCTGCATTACCCGGCTCTGCGGCTGTAACTGTTTTGTCTTCACCTAGCGCTTTACCGATCGCCAGGACTGCATTCACAAGGTCTGGGTCATTGAGTAATCCAGCAGTGTTGAATTTTTCAATCACAGCATCGGGGAAGAACCGTTGCACGGCGTTCTGAAGGATCGCTGTATTTGCCTTAACTTCACCTCCCCAGGACTTGATAACCTTTTCCCGGTTAGCAGCATTTTGATTAGCAATATTTTCCTGGGCACTTTTTTGTTGTTCAACTGCATATTCGTTAAATTTATTAATTACGGTTTCAGCCTGCTTTTTATTGAGCCCGCTTTCATGCATCCAACCCAGTGCCGTATTTAAAAATGTCCCATCGCTGCCTTCCGGTGGTTTAATACCGTAGTCTTCGATTTTTTCCGGGCGGCCCAGTTTCGCGTATAGATCCTGCCAGCCTTTTTCGTCGCCATCGTCAGGCAATTTTTCAATAAACGCCGCGGGCGCCTGCTGTTGACCCTGTTGCTGCGGTTGTTGTCCCTGTTGCTGCCCTGCAGGTTCGCCGGGGTTGAGAAGACTGGCCGGGGTCTGTTGCTCTTGTTGCCCCTGTTGCTGTTCTTCATTTCCGGTAGCCGGCGCGCCACCTTCACCACCTTCGCCCGCCACATTCATCAGACGGCGCAGGATTAAGCGTTCAAACAGATTCATTGTTGTCGTCCTCGTTAAGTTCGTTCATCTCTTCGGCGATCATTGCGGCAATATCAGATTGCGACAGGCCGAGATAGTGGTTTATATGCAGGAAAACTTCCCGGCGGCCCTCCGAAACAAATACGGCGTATGGGTCGGTTTGCTGGGTCGTTGGGGAAATAGCGACACTGGAAGAATTGACGTGACAAAGTTTTGCCAATAGTCGGATAACAACTTTCTGTTCCGGCGTCATGTTCCCCGGGGTGCCGAAGACTGACTGGAAAGCCCGCGCACGGTTCAGCGTGAGCCACAAACTTTTTATACGGTTCATCATTATCCCTGTAACGCTGGCGACGGCGCAGGTGTCTGCGCAATCTGATTGGCCTGGGCGAAATCTTTAGCTGCGGTTGCAGCCACCGGCGCGGCAGCAAGAAGCTGCTGTAATTGCAGTTGCTGCTGATCTGCAGCATCCTGAGCAGCCATTTCATCTTCGGTTTTAACCACCTGTAGCGGTGCACCACTGGCTTTAGCAATAAAGCGCAATGCGGCATCGCCATTCAGGGTGCGGGCGATATTCTGATCAAACTGTCCGATAGTGCCGGCAGCATTAACGACGTTCATAATCCCGCTCGCTTCTTCACTCATCTGCAGGCGCACCAGCGGGCTGGTGTATTCGATATCGTATTCGCCACCAATTTCTTTCAGTTGTTCGGGTGGTTCGGGCAGCAGTCCGTTCTGATAAGCAATGTCAATTTCCCGCAGGATAAGAGTCCCCAGAAACTCGGCCTGAATACGCCCGGCGGTCGGCGCCAGCAGCTGACCTTTTTCCTGCGCACGCAGCATCGCTTCTGTTGCAGTCATTTGCGGGTTATCAACGAGGATCTGGAAAAGCGTGATAAAAAAACCGTCGTTGATTGTCTGTCGTTTCTGCTCTGCCAGCGCCATCGCCACGCTAAAATCAGTCGCAGTATTCAGAGGCAAGGCAAGTGGTTTACCGTCCCGGTTCATTCCGCCGAAGTTCAGCGCGCCTGGCATCATTTTGAACGGTTGCAGAATGCCGTCTTCCGGTAACAGCATCGGCGGGCGCACGGCCATTTGCGCACCCTCGATAATGGCACGGTTGATTTCGTTCAGCAGCTTAATATCAGGTAGAACAACCATTGCAGGAGAGCGGCCATATACCTCACCAGGTGCGGTGTAATAACGGCTGATTGCGTAGGGTTGCGACCAGTAGCCGCCCTCCTGCACAATCTTGCTTCCCTCCATGCAAATATGCACAGACCGGAATGGCATGCCCTCTTTATCTTGCCGTGACATGTCACGTTTATCATTAGGTTCGACGCGGTGCAGGAAGTTAAATTGCTTTGAAGGGTCGCTCTTCGCGGTAGTTCTTACCTGTTGAGGGAGATTTTCTTCGCCAAATTGCTGAATAGCCTGACGGGCGGTCATGCAATATTTACGGTGGACAACATCGATCATCCCCTGGAAATTCTCAGTGACATAAATTTCTCGCAGGTGATAAGTGCAATAACGCGGGCCTTTTCCGATCACGTTATCAACGAACGTGCAGCCGGTCCCAAATGCACCCGAGGAAATATAATGCTCATGAGATTGCGAGGCGAAATTAGCCCACGGTGCATAACGGAGGCGGAAGAGAATATCGCGAACCTCCTGGAAATAACGCTGCACCTCTTCATCATTAGCGAATCGCTCATTGCTGAGAGTGTGCCATTTCTGTGTTCTCGGGGTGATAACTGATTCGATGGCCGCTCCGAATTTTTGCAGCGCCAGCGCGCCAGTAGCATCTATCGCTTTCTCGGTACGTTTACCGCCCTTCTGCCTGGTCCCCTTGAACTCAGCGCTGCGCGGTAGAATGCGCTCTGCTATTTCCTGCCAGTGCTGCTCGAATACGGAACGATCGGTTTCCATGCTTTTTTGCTCACGCAGTATCCGGCCGATACGCTCTGATTCATTTTCTTGTGTTTTTTGGTCTGACATCAGTTGTCCCCATACAGATCCCAGTCGGAATCAGCGTAAAACTGCTGGCTATGTCCAGGAGGGTTATAAGGATCGTAATTGGACTGGGCAAATTGCTGGGTTGTGTGGCGGTTGCCGCTACGCAAAGACTTACTGCCTACTGCACCATAACGGAATGAGTCTGCGCCGTGAGACGTCCAGTTATGCAGAGGGGTTGGCTTATACATTTTTCGAGTGTCGTCCCACTCTTTTTGATACTGTCCCAGAGCCTCCAGGCCTTTTTCGCATTTGGTTTTGTCGAACCAACAGGATCGCAGCATCATACGCACCTCGCTGATACCATCATCAACCGATGTGGCCGGCAGTACCTTGCAGCGTATCCCCAGCTTGCCCAGCGTCTCTTCGCGTGATGCTCCGGTGCTCAGTTCTCGTGCGCGGACATCGTGCGGGAAGAAATGACGCTCAGCATAGGTATACGGTTTCTCGCGCAATATTTTTACGTAGTGCTCCAGGCCAACACCGGACGATTCGTAATAATCAATGACGCGTACCTCTTTGCCGATAAACTGATAAAACCAGATAGCCGTTGCGTCGCCAATGCCCAGGTCCCATGACGTGTAAACCTCATACTGGGGATCCCACGGCACATTCCCTATTTGCCCGGCCTTCTCCAGACCAACCAAAATCGATGAGTAATAAGCGCCGGGTATTGCAGCGTTCCAGTCACACATGTATTCCTGATTGAACAGAGCTTGCCCCTCTTCCTCCCCGCGCTCTGCCTGCATCTCGCGCAACTCCTGAGCGAGTGTTTCCGGTGGAATGTGCAGCGTAATATCGGCGCTTAAATGATCACAAAACCAGTTGTCAGGATCCTTTAACCCACCCTGGAACATTTTGTAGAAGTGGTTTTTCCCGCGTGGCGTGGAGACAAAAAAAGCCCAGCCGCCGTTATCAGCCAGTATCGGTCGCAAAAATGCCCACGCAGAGGGGTTACTTAGCGCCCATTCTGAGAACACAATCCCGACATGACCGGAACCAATTAGCGCGCCATAGTTGTCGCTGCCGACTGCCTGCCAGGTGGAGCCGTTGATGAACTCGATCATCATCTCGTTATCGAGCGTTTTTCTTCTCAGTTCATGAGGAAAAGCCTCATCGATACGCAGACGCCCTGTCCTTGGATTAACCGCCTTCCAGATAGCCTTTCTTACCTGGTTAGCTTGCGGCAGGCAGTGTGCATAGTTGCCAACGCGTTCGAATGCCTTACATGCCGTCATATGCAGGCTGAAATCGTCTTTCCCGTAACGGCGCGGCCAACACAGCGCAGCCCTTTTTTTTCCACCCTGAATTTCAGCCCATGCCCGGCGCTGATGAGGGCGTGGTGTCCAGTTGTTCGCGGGGAGGATAATTTCTGCCATTTATTCACGTCCTATTCACTTTTCTGGATAAAATGCCGGGGTTTTTCTCACTCAACCGATTAACCAGGCAATAAAAACGCCTGGCTATTCTTTCTCGTTAAAGTGCTTAACCTTGACGGTCATTTCCAGATCACCCTCAACAGATTTTTTCTCCACCAGCCCAAGCTCGCGGGCAATGATGTTGGCGTTAAGCAGATCAGCGGCAGCGCCGGAAAATTTCTGCTCATAGATGAGGCTTTCCACTCGCGTAGTGATCGGGAGTAAATCTTTTTTCTTCGCGTATGCTTCCCACGTCTTCCGGTCGATATCGAGGAACAGAAACAAGCCGCTAAGCGTCATAGCACGCATTTTCGGGAGTCTGGCTTTAGTGATTTGCCCCTGAAAACTGAATGCTTTGGTTTCCCACAGAGGATGTTTTTCCACCCAGTCGAAATATTCACAGCAGGCATCCCACAGCTTTTCAGGATCAGAGAACTTTGGGTTTCTCCCGTGCTTGCTGCGTGCCAGCCAGAATTTATTGCCCTTTGGCGCTGCCATATCTCATTACTCCGTGTTACGACGGGTGTATTTCCGCTTCTGCTGAATTTCTTCGGGATCGCTTTTTGGCTCTTCAATTTTTTCATCGTGTGGTTTTTCTTCCGGGTAAAGCGACAGGAATGCATCCACGACAGATGTGACAATGTCTTTAGCTGCCTGCGTTCCGTCCGAACCGCCGGGCCAGCCAAAATTTTTAGCCAGAACAGCGCCGGCACTTTTGACGATCTCCACCTGAATACTGGTGTCTAACTCATGCAGTTTTTTCACTGTTGTCTTCCTCTTCAGAGATGAGGCCCATAGCAGTCATCAGGATTTTCAGTTCTGGGGCGTCACCGTTTTTTACTGCGCGTAAAATCACACGGTCAGAATTGCCGTTCGCGTAAGCAGCTGCGCCGTACATGGCTGTATTCAGGTGCGCTTTAAGAAAGCGCGCTTTCATCAGCTCCAGGAGTTTTTCGGCTTCTTCGTCATTAAGGGTGATCACTGGTTTTCCTCTTTCGGTGGTTGTCGTGCACTCCGCAGCAGCAGAGTGATCATGTAGTTTTTGCTGTGGCGCCGGCAGGAGTCGAAAAAGCTTTCACGTTTGCTCATAGGGATTTTGTTTCCGGAAAACTTCTCCGCCAGCTCTGCCGTTGGGAAATAAATGCGACGTGAATTTCGTCCTGTTTCGTTGTGGGCGCGGAATATAAGATTGTCTTTAAGCAGACTGTCCAAAATAAAAAATACAGTGCTGCGTGACATACCGAGCGAATACATCACTTCGGCAGAAGTTACCCCTTCCGAACAGGTGCGAATAAGCTCAAGCACCGCAATTTTTTTTCTGGTTAAACCCGACATAGGCGCAATACCTTCACTTCAGTCGTCACCTGATCGAGCAACTCCAGTTCGGTACCGTATTTGCCCTCCCATGTCTTTTGTCCGGCATGAATTGCCACGCCAAAACCGCCAGTGCGGTGATGCGCAGGGCAAAGAGGCAAGGTTCTTTTGTGATTTGCGCGCTGGCCGGCGCCCTGCCCGGTTCGGATGTGGTGAATTTCTGCCGGAGTGGAACCGAAACCGAGATTGCGACAGACAACGCAACCCAGTTCGGCTACGTCTGACAGCCAGTCTTTATCGTCTTTAGTCATGGTGGTGACCTCAGGCCGCATAACTGAAAAGCTGAGAGGCTGCGTTTTCTGCGGCCTGCTGCGTTGGGAATGTGCGGAACAGAATAAAGTTCCAGAGAACATCGAGGACTGACTTATAAAGCTGGGAGAATTCAAGGTCGTCCATTTTGGCGAACGATATGGACTTTGGCTCTTTGCGGATGGTGCCATCAGGCATCTGATATTCGTTATAAAAACCAGCTTCGATGGTTACCCAGGCACGAAACGCCTCGAATGATTTAACAGCGCTGATATTCCCTGCGCGTTTTTCCGCTTCATCGCGAAGATATTGATCCGCCAGTTCCTGCAATGTGTCGCCGTGCCCGGCATAGTGGGACACCAGCTGCACGTAACCACGAACCAGTTTTTTATCGGCTGGCGATATTGCACCGCCGGAAGGTTGCCAGTAATCAAATCCCAGATTCAGGAGGGCAAAAAATTTGCGGTGAAATGCCGGGTTTCTTGCCTGCTTAAAATCAGAGTAAAGGACTGCCCCCAGGCGAATTTTCTTCACAAACTCGCGGGCGTCTGGAGATGCAGGGATTAATACATCGCCTGCTGATTTGATAAATGAATACTGCGCCATTGGGGTCCCCTTTAGCGCAGCAATTGTTCAGAATTACATTGTGTTGGGTGTTCATGCCAACAGGGTAATTATAGCATAGTACCGTCTGGTTTGATAATGGTGTAACCAGTCAATTTAGCTAACTCAAACAACGCGTTAAGTGTTGCCACATGCTCATCAGAGTGGACTATTCTGGTCTTCTTGATCTTCCCATTTTCACACGTTATCAGTACATCGCCATCGTCGGGGAGAAGGTCTCCTGCGTCTTTCTTATCAACCACTACCTCTCCCTCAACAAATACTGTATAAATTTACAGTATATATACTACCAACTGACAGTGAGCGCAAATTTTTAAGAGCACTAATCGTTAAAAATCAACAATAAACATCAAAATATCCGATTGAATTCAAAAGAAAACCGCCATTTCTGATGGCTCTGTTTTATCTGGTATGGTTGTTCGCTATGCTGACAGTTTGGTTTCGTGCCAGCCGTACATCAGCCAGCATGCAGCTTCTCCAGAGTGCGGGCAGGATGACACCGGCAACCGATCACCGCACTTTCCGCAGCGCCGTTTGCTGATGGCTTTAATCCGGCCGCGCACCCGGGCATCATCCTGGCGGATCAGCAACGCGATGTACTCGGACATTTCGTAGGGATCGCGACCAGGGCGCCGGGCGGCGCAGTTCCGCGCCAGCATCTCCTGCTCCTGCTCATCAAGCACCAGTTCAATCTTACGCTCACCGGCGGCGGACTGCCGCGCGCGTTGCGCGGCTTTGCGTTCTGCGGGAGATTTAGGCATGCTTCCGCTCCTTATGGCGCTCGTCTTCGCTGTAGAAGTCATCACCATCAATAGGCATCAGGTATTTTGCTGGCATCAGCGCGAAATCCATCCTTTTTGCCTCTCCAGTAGCGCCATCCCGTGCCACCAAGTCGCCTGATATCAACCATGCATCTCCCATAGGAACTGGCTCGGCGTACACCTCTCCATTCCAGGTAAACCGGGAGCCATTCGGCACGAAACCTACAACCAGCACTGACTTACCATCATTGGTGCGGTAGAAGCCGCCAATAATCATCGCCTGACAACCTGCGCGTAACTCAGCCATGGTTCACCACCTCCGGGACGGCTTTACGTTCTGCGGAAGATTTAGCCACTTCCCCAGTTTTGATGGACAAACGTTTGATCGCATGGCGGAGCATTACCTGTGCATATAGCGCCGGAGCAAGCACCTGCGGCATTTTAGAGTAGCCCGCGCCAGAAAACAGGCGGCGAATTTCTTTAGGGGCAGCGCGCAGATTATCGATATTGTTATTATTAAGATCATTATCCAGATGTATAACCGAATAACCGGTCGGTAATTTTCCATGTACGCATTCATATACGTATACATCGAGTCTGATTTTCTCTTTATTAACAGTGATGTACTGGGGAAGAATGCGTTTCCGGCCTTTAGGTTCGCGAGTCCATCCGCGAGCTATCTTTACATCCTTGATATTGTCAGGTTTTTTATCGGTACCGAATCGCCTGTTAAACCTCTCTGTAAGTTCAGCATTCGTTAGATTCCTATTGGCATAAATGAACGTCAGCTGCTCATCGGTATAGCGCGGCTCAATTAAAAACTGCTTTCCTAACCCATGAGATTTGCACCAGATACGGATAGCGCCCACGCTCTTATTTGTACCAAATTGAGCGTTAAACATTTCAGTTAATTCCCGCGCAGTGGAGCTTTTAATGTGCTGCTTGATAAACAACTCTTGGGCTGGAGCATATTTCTCTATCATTTTTCGATCCCCATAATCTTAGGCACATTGCCTGCGGTACCGTCATAAATAGCCTTCTGAGCGTCGAGGGCGACGCGATAAGTACCGACCATTACCCCGACGATCTCAACTACCGCCTTTGCCCTCGATAACTCTTCCTGAAGCAGGTCGCCTTTGATATTGGGATCGGTGACGGTTTCCAGCATGGCGAACTGGTGATTCATTAAATCCTGAATAGTATTTTTCATGGTTAAGCAACCTCTCCGATATATTCTGCAATGCCCGGCAGCAGCGCCACCGCTGGCGATTCACACTGATTTCCCCACACATCAAAACCATGCGATGACTGGCGAGCGAATAACTCAATACGCGGTACATCGCCTAGCAGCTGCACCAGCTTTTCGCGCACGATATCTGGTTTGCGCGAATGCTCGAGACGCGGGGCGGTGAATGACTGAACGATCCCTGCATCCAACCGGGCGGGTAATTTCCCCTGCACAGCGAAAAGACAATCCTCGCTGTTCGCCCTGGTTAAATGGCCCATTCCCAGGGCCAGTTTGTTGGTCTGCCGGCTGTAGCATTTGTTCCACGTAAAGCCTTTCATGGTCATCAGGCGGAAGCCCCACGCCTCGACTACCCGCAACGCCTCCAGCGGCTGAGTCGGAACCCACCACATAGCCAGCAGGCAGTTTTCAGCGGCCAGCTCCCAGACCGGGAGACGGCAGATATCGAGCACAGTCATTGTCTGGTATTTATGCCCGGCGCCACGTTCTCCATCTTTGGCTTTGTCGCGGTAGGTCCAGGGCGGATCTGCATAAATCAGGGTGTATTTTTCGTTCATGCCGTCCACCACTCAATCAGTTTGCAGATCCCCCAGGTCACGACGATCACAGCGACCCAACATGCAATGTCGACCACAGCTGCGAACCCGAGCAGGGCATGCTGGCTGTAACTTTCAGGTTCAACGTTCATTGCGCCTCCCCAAGCACCCAACGGAGTGCGCTTGCATACTCACCCTCGGCAGATTCCAAGGCTTTTGTGATTTCTTTGCGGGTTTTCAGGCGCGGCTTTGCATCACTGAGGATCTGACGCTGACGCCGGGCTTTTTCATGGCCGGTTGTGCCAGCAGTTGCCGCTTCGATTTCAGAGACCTTCTCCCGCTGCTCTTCAGGTTTAAGTGATGCCAGCTGACGGGCCTGGGTAACGGTGACAATTCCAGACTCAACTGCATCGCGAACTGCCTGGGTGGCATCCAGTAGCGACAGCGTTGCACGTACTGTCTGGACACTCACGCCAAACATCAGTGCTAAATCGTCCTCATCGTGCCCGCGCTCCAGCGCATCAGCCATTTTCTTTGCTCGACCCAGTGGTGTATCGGCCTGGCGGATTTCGTTTGCGCTGACCATTGCCTGAGCCATGCGAACAGCTGAACCGCGTTTAGTGACTGCCGGAACCAGCAGCGGGGTTTTACCCTCTTTTGCCAAGCGCTTGTTAGCTTCCAGGGTGTGACGGACACGCTGACGGCCATCGACCACGCAGGACAGCCCCGTTTCCGGGTCTTTCCACACAATAATCGGCTCCAGAACACCCTGGTCCATGATGTTCAGCACCATTGCCTCACTGAGAGGTAAGTGAATACGCTCATCGTAAAGCGGATGAGCCTTGTCAGTGACAATATGCAGATTTTCCGGCTCGAACATCAGAACGTTTGTCTTACCGCTGGCGCCATAAGCATCGATCGAGTTTTTAGCCATTTTTTTGAACTCCAATCAAACCGCTGTTTAGAAACTGTTTCATGCTCTCTTCTCCCGCCAAAAATTTAATCTCTCTTTGAAAAACTCCCGGTAGCTTTCCGGCGTCGCTGCAATCGACTCAACAATGAACTGACGAGTAACTTTCTTCTCGAACAGCTGACGTATGAGTGCCGCTGCCCGCATGTCGTAGTGCTCTTTGAGCTGGCACTCCTGCGGCCATTTGGCACGATTGAGCGGTAAGCCGGGCGGCAGATAATCTGATTGCCCGGCCATGCCTCATGCCCTCGTTTTTTCTGAGTTGGCGTAATAGCGGGGATCCACGCTGGTCAGTGTGAAATGCGGCACTGGCATGTCGTCATGCCGAATAATTCCGACGTGATTCGATGCAAGCATCGTCGAGATACGTTTTTGCAGATCACGTAAGGTGATCTCAGCATCAGGATGATGTTTTTTGATGGCTGAAAGAATGTTCTGATACGACAGTGTCTTACCCTTCATCAGCGCAACCAACTGCTGGGCGGAAACTTCATCAATGGTGCTATTCAGGGGTTTAATACTCTCCAGCAGCAGGCGATGCCGGCCAATGCTGCCGACACGCTGGCCAGTTTTTTTATCGAAATGCTCATTAGGTCCAGCAGACCAGACGGTAGCCCCCTCGCTGAGTCGCACAGTTTTTTCACCCTTGTAATAAATCACGGTACCGGTATGTGTTTTACGACGGCGGCCAGATACAGCGGGCGCAGCAGTTTCACGTTTTACCGGCTTTTTCGGGGTGATCCCCGGAACTGGTTCTGGCCGTGGAGCGGCGACGAACACAGAACGGCTACGCGCACGGGCGCCGGCGTTCATGCGCCACAGAATCACGGGGATCCAGTTACAGCCATCATCTGGATTTACTGGTTTTGGGTAATTCAAATTCGTGGTCATAGGTCTTTCCTCGGTTTTATAGCGCTGGTCAGGCGCAGTTAAAATGCATCGGTGTTGTACTTCTCTGAATATCTACGCGGTTGTTTTCGTGGTTTTGCTGCCTCCAACTGAATGCGTGTTTTCTCTTTTCCGACATGCTGATCAACGTGCAGGAAGTGACCGTTTTTAAACTCCTGATAGATAACGGCACCAGCAGCACTGAATCGACTTTTCCCCAGGATGATTTCGGCGATCCCCGCCGCCGGGCTTTCAGGGTTGTAGACTTCATCGCGGTACAGGAACATGATGCTGTCGGCGTCCTGCTCGATAGAACCGGAGTCGCGGAGGTCTGACATAACCGGGCGACGCTGGCCCGCAGGACGGGAATCCACGGCGCGCGAAAGCTGGCTAAGCGCGAACGTCGGCGTATGCAGGCGCATAGCCATAGTTTTAAGGTTTCGGGAAATGTGGGCGATCGCCAGGTCGTTACGTTCTGCCTTTGGTTTTTTAATCAGGCCAAGGTAATCAACAACGATCATCGCCAGATGCGGATAGCGGCGCTTATGCGTCTCTGCAACAGCCCGGATTTGTTCAATCGTCAGATCGGTAGCATCGACGATCCAGATATCGCGCCCGTTCATGGTCTCCATGGCCGCTGTAAAGCGCGCCCAGTCCTCATCCTGCATATCGAGGGGATTACGCAGGCGTGAAACCGACATGTTGCCAGAGCCCGCCAGAGAGCGTTCTACGATTTGCGCAGCAGCCATTTCCATGCTGAATATCAACGCGCCACCGCCGGCAGCGGTAACACCATCGACAATCTTAAGCGCAAATTCTGTTTTTCCCATGCCCGGACGCCCGGCGACGACAATCAAATCTTGCAGGTTGATTCCACCGGTCGCATCGTCCAGTTCCTCGATCCCGGTTTTCAGGTTTCGGGTGCCCTCTTCGCCGTCCATGCGTTTCTGCATGGTTTCCATGTACACAGGCAATAATTCGCTCATGTGTACCGGCTGCACGTCTCCAGTGTCGCCGGTCATGTCCAGCAGCTGCGCCACGGCAGTTTCAACAACCTGATCGCGCTGTTCCTGGTTGTTTGCCTGCCGGATGCCATCAGCGCCCTGCTGCAGTAATTCGGCCATACGGCGGCTGCGCCACGCCTTAACCATTTTGCCGGCGTAACCCTTCAGGTTCGGTACCGTGGCAGGCATACGTGTAATTTCTGATAAATCAGCCAGGCTACTACCGCCCAGTGCTTCACTGACAAACAGCATGTCAATCAGGCCGTTCGCCAGCGCCTGTTTTTTAATTTCGGAGAACGCGCGACGGTGAAACCCGATGCTGAAAGATTCTTCAGGAGTAGAGGCGATCACATCGAATGCGTCCGGACTGGCGCCGCCATTTAGCAGGCCAGCCAGCACACAAGCTTCCAGTTCCTGCGGAGTCATAACGAACCTTCCCGGGTATTACGTAACGTTTCTGGTTTCATCAGGTAGTCAAAGCTGGCTCGCCATCCGCCATCTGTACCGAAATAAAAATCAGGAGCATCAGCGCGGAATTTTTCGAAGTACCCCAGGAATGCACCGGTAGTTTTATTTTTCATGTGAGCAGCCAGGCGGGCGATCATCCGGCGGCGGTCGGCATCCAGTTCAGCAGCAGGCAGAACGTCAGCGAAAATTTCGTTGTAGCCGTTCATGACGGCTTCCGGGTCGATCTTCGCCTCCAAAACAGCCCACGCCTCAGCGTCGGCAAGATAGCCATCAAAGCGATTTATCCGGCAGATGTTCGCAGGTTTCGGCAGGCTGTCACCACGGCGGCGCCATGTGGCCAGCACCCAGCGGATAACCAACTGCAATTCGTCCAGGGTGTACCCTGCCCGGGTGGTGGTCGGCGTCAGCATCATCACAAACGGTTTCAGGTCTCGGCAGCGGGTACCGGTTTGCTCGTTGTAAAAATCCAGCGCTTTTTGTGCATCGGAAAGAATTAACTCAACGCCTTCCCCCTCCTGGGGGTTAGGGGGATCTATATTCTCTGTAGTATTCTCTGTAAGAAAGTTTGCTGGTATTCCCCTGACTTGTTTGGTGGTTTTCCGCATTCCAGTATGTGGTTTTTCCGCATCCTTGTTTGCGGCTACAAGAGCTTGAAATAAAACATCATTATCAACCTTGTAGAAAAGCCGAGCAGGTACACCTTTCTTTTTTTCCTGTAGTACACCAATTGAGCGAAGTTTCTTGCGTGCGCCCTCCTGTTCATAGCGGGAAAGGCCAGTTTCTTCTTCCCATTCTTCCTGAGTTTTATATACCCATCCGTCATCGTCGGAACGGTTAGTCCAATAGATCATTTGTGACAGAAACAGCGCAGCCGTCACGCCAATATCCAGGCGAATAAAACTGCGCTGGAAGGCGATCGGTCTGTCGAGTAATGGCAAAATATTCATCGTCAGATCCCCAGCGAGTCAGCCAGCTGACGACAGGCGATTTCGTATTCTTTTTGGGTGAGGCCCGCTTCCTGCAGCTCTGCCTTGCGTAGCTCGTAGCGTTCCCAGATTGTCAGCGCAGCAGCGCGACGTTCCTCGAAAATCGATTCGATATCTTCCATCGGGACTTGCACCCCGTTCCGGCGAAACCCGTTCCGCCAGGTGATGCGGTCTTGTGTTCTCATTGGTCTTTCCTCGGTACAGGTTAAGCGCTGGTCAGGCGCTGTGTTTCTCGCATCGCTTGCAATGCCTTCGCGACTTGCTGTGGGCCGTCTCTGGCCTCGAGCAATAACGCGATAATGGCCGCCGCAAATTCGCGTATGGCGACGCAGATCAAATACTGGGTTGACATGTCCAGGCGCGCGTAGCGTTCTGCCGGCAGTGCCGCTTCCATCGCTTTGGCCAGCATCTGGGTTTTAGTTCTGGCCGCTTTCGTCTCGCCTCGCAGCCAACGAAAAATCTGTTGCCGGTTGTTGTTGATCGCCCGCCAGTTGGCGTTTCCCGCAGCATCTTCAATCTGGTGCAGCTTCAGCGCGCCGGTATTACCGCCGAGACGAAACCACATACGGCTGATCTCGATGGCGACTAACTCCTGCCCGCTTTCAGCTGCCCAGCTGAATATCTCTCGTTTCAGTTCCTCGATGTTTTCCACTTCGCGTCTCCTGTCGCTGAAAATTGATTAAGCGTAATCAGATTTCGATGACGCCAATGGTTAAGCTGATTTGGCTGACAGTTGGTAAGCCTTCGGGTCATAAACAAGTTCCCCATCAGTCATCAGAGATAAACGAGCTGCTTTACCTTCAGGAACCAAACGCCCCCACGCGTAGACAGTTGGAGCTTTTACGCCAGCGGCCTCAGCCAGTTTTTTCTTACTACCAAAATATTTGATTGCATCAGTTGTTAACATGAAACACCCTCCTGTTAGATTTTTCTAACAAATTAGGTGTTCGAGATAACGAAGTCAAGGAAATTTAGAATTATCTAACTATGACAATGCCAGGTGAGCGCATCAGAGCGCGTAGAAAAGATCTCAAACTAACTCAGCGCGCTTTAGCGAAGCTGGTTAACGTCGCGCACGTCACTATTTCTCAGTGGGAAACCGGTGATAGTGAGCCTGGCGGGAAAAACCTATTCTCGTTAAGTAACGCACTTCAATGCAGCCCTACGTGGATACTTTACGGCGACGAAGCTGCCACCCCGGGAACTCCGGTAGACACCCCAAAACCGTTAGATGAACGTGAAGCGGAGCTTTTAAAACTCTTTTCCTCACTCCCTGAGTCTGAAAAAGAGCGGCATTTAAAGGAACTTCGCGAAAAAGTGGACGGTTTCAATCGTTTATTTGAAGAGTTGCTGCAAGCTCGCAAACAAAAATAACTCCTTCATAATCATATAGATGTGATTTTTTACGTCTATATTGTTCGTTTTTTCTAATTTTATCATTGACGATATTGTTAGATTTACCTAAATTACATCACATCAACGACGCACTAACCACGCGGCAGTTGTTCAGAAACAGTTCTGACAGCCCGGAAAGACGGGCGCGAATTCTTCGGGTCGCCGACAGTACGATGACATGCGGGAAAGACTGCAACCGGCGTATGGCACATGCGTCGAAGCGGTCCGGGGGCTCCTTGGTACATGGCCCAGCGGGTAGCCGGAATGTGCAAGCTAGGTGTCCAGGCACGACAGGCGATTCACCATCGTGGCGGTACGGTGTGACTCCCGGGAAGAGTCCGGGATACAACATGAGAGCGCACTTCATTTTTATCAGTTATGGCGATGTTGTTAAATCAAAAGGCGGAGTGCGCTCCCAGTTGTAAAGAATCACGTAGCCAGCGTGGTACCAGAGGAAAACTGCTGTGTGTAGTCTTTGCCCGCTTTGCGGCGGGCAATTTTTTTAACAGCACGGTTTTGTGACCCTTCAGTGAAAACTGAAGCCCTCCAAGAGAGGGAAGTGGCGAGGAAAGACCAGTGAGCATGACCAGCTCTGACGCCGGGAAAGACCGGGGGAAAGACCAATGACCAACGGGCCTGACCAGCCCTGACGGCCAGGAAAGACCGGCAACCAGCAGGCGTAAAAAAGCCCACAGAAGTGGGCTATTTTACCCGGGACAGTGACCAAACCGCCCGGAATGCTACAGGGGACCAACCCCGTAGCGAGGAAAGACCAATGCCGACAGAATCAACACTGATCGGCTCTGAGTATACATCAACAAGGAGTCGCTATGGAAGCGCTTACCATCCCAGTAACAATCTACGTTCTGGCAACAACTAATCCTTTTTTACCAACCTCTTATCATGCATCGACTTGTGACATGTCACAGAAGTTTCCTGGTGTATACGTTCTCGTTTCGACCAAAACGCTGGAGCTCCCCATTCCACCGTTAGAACCGATCGACATCATCGGGATGCAGGTTAATGCCCTGCGCGCAAGGAAAGAACAAATCTCAGTTGAAGCCGATATACAGCTAAATGTTATTGAAGATCAGATCCAGCAACTGCTGTGCATCGACCACTCTCAAATCGAAGAAAGCGACATACCTTTTTGAGGTTCTTATGACAAATAACCCATTCATCGAAAAAATAATCGATGCTGGCTTATCAGCATTTGAGCACGAAAATAATAGCGACTTTGGTTCAGGAACGATGCATATCACCATTATCGGCGGTGTTCGTCGTGTCGAGTTCTACCCTACCACCGGCACCGTTTACGCCAATGCTGAAAAGGGGAAATTCCCGGCATTCAAGCAGAAAAAAGCCGGGATTAATGTTGCTATCCGTCTAGCTAGATCCGGCGCCTGACCTGCGCCTGCAACCAAGAGGAAAGACCATGGATATTAAAAAATTGCTGGAAAGAATTCGCGAAATTACAGACCGCTTAGATCGCGCAAACAGAATTATCAATATTTGCAGTAACAGTAATGAATTCCATTCATCCGGAATTTTAGCGGAGGGAAGAAACAGAGAGTGCTATCTCAAGGTTGATTCATCAGAAATTAAGGAACTGGCAGAAAGCCAAAAGGTTCATCTTGAAAGCGAACTAGAACGTCTGGAAGAAGCTAAAAAAACTGCAGAACGAGTGATCGCTGGACTGCTCCCTGAAATTAAACAAGACGCCTAACCTGCGGATTAGTAGTGAAAGAGGAAAGACCAATGACCATCTACAACGGCTTATTTGAGCCAAAAAAATCGGCTATTAAGGACTGCGGCGCCGTGCAGCTGGCGATCGCCGTCGAAGCACCTAACAAGAAAGTCGCTGAAAGTATTATGACCGGAAAACTCTGGGAGTCTTACCCGGCGAACGGAGACAACTATTTCAAACCTAAGCTGTGGGAACACATTGAAGGCCAGCCACTGCCGGCAGTCGGCCAGTTCGATGAACATTTCGCCCAGGAAAACACCTTTGACGGTGAAAAATGGGTGGCTAACAGCCAGGATGACGGCGCCACCGAGTTGCCAGCAGGCGATGAAGTTATCGATCTGATGACGGTATCCCCCAGGGAGCGTTTTGCTGCTGTATTACTCTTCAGCAAATTAGAGATAACCGGCCAGCTCTATTCGCAGGTTGTAGATTATCTTGATGATCTGGATAACCACGACGAATCCATAGAAGAGGATGACCGTTTTAATTTCAATGTGCTTTGCGCTTTGCACAATAACGAACCAGTGAAACATATGCACGTGGAAGGTCTGAACAATCTGATCCATGGCATCTTCTCCCATTTTGAAAACCAGACTCCGGGCAAAGCGGCTATTTCTCAATTTGTAAAACGCTGGCTTGAGAATCCCGGTAAACGTGAAGAAATGGTACCAGGCCAAAATTCCTCACTCGGCGCCGCCAGCACTGATACCAACGTTAAAATCGCGCCAAAACGTGGTTATAAACATACCTATGCAACACTGGATCAGGAGATCGCTGTTGCCCTACTCCCTATTTCTCCCGATGCGCCAGTATTATCAGGCAACCTTCGCGATGCTGAGAAAATCATTGCTGACGAGCGCGAAGATTTTAAACGTTGGTCAATGGCGCTTCGCACCACAGAGCACATTCTGAAATATGACCGAGACAGTATTTTTGGTGTAGTGCAGAACGTACCGGCGAAAGATACCTATCATTTCCCTGACAGCCTACGCCGCCACATCGATTCATGGCTGGATGCAAACGGCCGCTTTGAAGAAGCCGACACCGCACCTGTCAAGCAACCAGACACTACAGAAAACACTGCCTCAAACGCAGGCGAAAAAGCGGAAGTGCCGCCGCCGGTCGTTACAGATACCCAGGCGAAACAGGCACGTAAGGCGCTTAACGATATGGGTTATGGCGTTTATGCGTCAGATAATTACAGCGCCAGCGAGCCAGAGGAAAAACTGAGCGTCAAAGCGCAAAGAATTGCTGATGATGTGGAGCAGTTGGTAGAGCACATAAGCCAGAAAGAAACCATGCCTAGCGCTGAAGAAGTCGTGCGATCAGTCGGTAATCCTGGCACCGAACAAGACAACCTGGCGCTGTGGAAACGCGTCTTCAAAACCGATGAGCGCTTTACCAAAGCATTCACGCAAAACGGCGGCGGCACCTCAATCAACGGCACGTATCTTACGATGCTGGCTACCCGTGAGTTCGGCCTGAAAGGCAGCGGCTGGGGCGTCGATATACTGGAAGAACGCTTTGACGATGGAGCGCCAATTACACGGACTGTAAAAGGAACTGACGGTAACAATACATGGGAACTGATCTCAGATGGTAATGGCGGTTTCCTCACTGAAAAACATCACGTAATGAAAATTCGCCTTTGGTATCTGGTAAACGATGTTCGCGGAGAAGAATATGCCTACGGCTGCACACCCTACATTTACGGCAGCAAATATGGCCCGATCTGCGATGGGGAAGCCGCTAAAAAATCCCTTACCGATGCCACTAAAAAGGCGTTATCCGGCCTAGGATTCAGCGGCGATATCTTTATGGGCCTTTACGACAATCTGGAGTATCGCCAGAAAAACAAGGCAGAGTTTGATCTGAAGAATGCCAGCGAAACCGCAGAGGACGCAGCACGTCTTCGCCAGGAGTTTGACGACAAACTCAGCCGTGTTGCTAACACTCTGGCACATGGCGTGACAGTGAACGAATTAAACGGCGTGTTCTCCCCTATCGCGCGTGAAATCGACGTTCACATTAAAGCCGCACAGGCCAACGGTGACGCACAACATGAACGCTATCTTTCTGGCCGTCTGCGCCGCCTGATTGCCATTAAAGATGGTCGGATCAAAGAACTGAATAAAGCCGAGGAGAAAGCATAATGACTTCCACAACAGCAATTGCTATTGCCGCAGATATGTCTAAACTCCAGGCGCTGCTGGAAAATGAAGACGGTTCTGGTCTGTCAGCTGAAATGATCGCCGATACAATGGAGGGGCTCGAGCTGCAGCTCGGCGACAAACTCGATGCGGTATTCGTCCATGTTCGCAACCTTGAAGGTCTGGCGAAAACCTGCGACGAAGAAGCTAAACGCCTGGCCGCCCGTAAAAAGTCATTCGAAGGTAAGATCACAAACCTGAAGAAATATGTTCTCCAGTGTCTTCTGGCCGCCGGGCAGGATACCGTCAAAACGGCAAAAAACACCTTCATCGCCCGTAAAGGTGCAATCAATGTGGTGATCGATAACGTTGATTTACTCCCGGATGAATTGGTGACCGTTCAGACAGTGGTTGCGCCTGATAAAAAGGCAATCAAAGAGGCTATCGAGTCAGCAGAAGCGGCAGCGGCCCAGATTGCCGCAGATGGTGGGGAAGTCCCGGAAGAGCTCTTAAACCCGGTTCCCGGCGCCCATATTGAAATCGGCGAACGTTCACTGCAGGTGCGCTGATATGCTGAGACTATCCCTGAAGAAAGGTGATGCGGTTCATGTCGTTTTACCAGATGGAACCAACGCAATTATCGAAGCGCTGGCCAGGTGTGAACTCGGTATGCACTTCCCCCGTAAGATCAAGATAACGCGTGAGGATGGCGCATTCCAACCGAAACAAAACCTGATTAAGCCTAATCAGAAATAACCCGCAGCTGTCGTTAGCATTGTGGTCCACCCTATAAACGGAGACCACAATGCTGCGATGGCAACCAGGCACCATTCTACTTTCAGATTTCGATATCAAAATTGGCCGGCTGTCGGCGAGCGTACTTAAGCGGACCCTGACCCAGTCCGATGTTGTGCGCGCATGCGATGAAGCAGATAACGCGATAGCCAGGATGATGAGGAAAGACCATGACCAGAGAAAACGATCTCCTTACCGACGATGAGCTGGTAGAGCTGACCGGCTACCGCTTTCCATCAAAGCAGTGTTCAGCTTTGGCGAAATCCGGAATTTCATTTGTTAAACGCCGCGATGGCCGGCCTCGTGTGACATGGACACACGTAAATGCAGCACTATTCGGCGACCGCAAAATAGTTGCTGACGAAGAAGAAAAACCAAACTTTGATGCTATTTAACTTATGGGAAGAAAAAGAAAAAACCAGGAGGATAACAAACTTCCTCCCCGCGTTTATTCAAATAAGTACAGTTACTATTACAAACCGACCTCAAAAGAATGTATCACAATTGGCCCCGTATCAATGCCCTTGTCTCAGTTATGGGCAAGATATGAGGCATTAATTGACGAACAGGCCAACGTAATGACATTCAGTAAATTATGGGGGTTATTTCTTAAGAGCGCATATTATCTTGAATTGAAGCCAAGGACGCAGAAAGATTATCTGCAACATCAGAAAAAGCTACTTGCTGTATTTGGGAAGATTACGGCAGATAAAATTAAAACTGAAGATATCAGGATGTTTATGGATAGGCGAGGCTTGCAAAGTAAAACACAGGCAAATCATGAAATGAGTAGCATGTCTCGTGTTTTCAGATGGGGTTTTGAGCGGGGTATGGTTAAAAGGAATCCTTGCCAGGGCGTCAGTAAATTTAAAGCTGTCGCCCGCGGTAGGTACATTACCGACGCGGAATACGAGGCCATCTATAAGGAGGCGGATGATGTCGTTCGTACAGCAATGGAAATAGCCTATCTTTGCGCTGCCCGCCTGGCTGATGTACTCGGCATGCAGTGGCGACAGGTAACGCCGGAAGGAATCTTCATTCAGCAGGGTAAAAACAATGTTAGCCAGATTAAGCAGTGGACAGACCGGCTTAAACAGGCTTTCGAACTCGCAAAAACATTCTCTAATTCCGGCAATCCAGGAGCATTCGTCCTGATGGGTTCACATGGTAGCGGGTTCAGTAAAAGAGGATTCAGCCACCGATGGGAGGAGGCAAGGCATAAGGCTTCTGTAAAACTGGGGTACGTTCTCGACTGTACGTTCCACGATCTGAAGGCGAAAGGTATCTCTGATTACGAAGGAAGCAGCCGGGATAAACAACTGTTCAGCGGACATAAAACAGAAAGCCAGGTACTGATTTATGATCGTAAAACGAAGGTGTCACCCACTCTCGACAAGCCGCCAATTGAGACTAAAAATTCTAAGTGA